AACCAAAATAGGTTCTTGGAGTTAATAATTTACAAGTAATGGATAGAGTTACTTTAGATATGGTAAATTTAGCTGATGTATTTAAAGACTTAGATAAATTAGATGTTAAGATACAAGCTGAAGTAAGGGATGAAATGAACGCATCTGCTTTGACTATTCAATCTAATGCTAAAAGAGCAGCACCTGTTGACTTAGGGTTTTTAAGGAATAGCATTTATTTAAAAGAAGATATCAAAAAGAAAGAGATTGTTTTTACTGTTGGCGCAAAGGCAAAATATGCTCCATACATTGAATTTGGCACAGGAACTGAAGTAACTGTTCCAGCTGGTTATGAAGAATTAGCTATTGTATTTAAAGGTAAAAAGGCTGCTAAAGTAAATATTAGACCACAACCTTTTTTAATACCTGCTTTTGAAAATGAGAAACCTAAATTAATTGAAAGAATAACTAAATTGCTAAAGAATGTTAAATCCTAATATAGAGATAAAAAAGTGGTTTTATACCAATTTGACAAGTGCAACTTCGTTGGTTGTTTATGATGGTTTTGCTCCAGAGGGTGCTGGTAACGAGTATATTGTTTTAACTGGTAGGACATCAACACAAGATCAAGGCAAAGAAGGTTATACAAATACAATTACTATCATAGTTGATATTATTACAAAAAATGCTAACTTTGGATATAAACGTGCTGAAACTATAAGCGATTTAGTCTTGACTGCAATCAATTCGGACACCAATATTACATTGGCAAACGGATTTACGGCATCAAGTTTAAGTGTTGAAAGTGTAAGAAACTTAGATGGCTTAAACCCTTTAGATAACGTTTTTAGAGTATTAATAACATATAACATAATCATAACTCAAAATTAAAATTAAATAAAATGGCAGAAACAAAAGTAAGCGGTAGAGATTATATCCTCTTAGCTGACATTAACAATGATGGAACATTCAAGCCTGTTGCTTGTTTGACTTCTAATGCTTTGACATCAACTTTAGGAACAATTGATGCAACTTCTAAGTGTGGAGACCAATACACTCCAAATCAATCTTTTAACCAATCTTTTGAATGTGAAGGTTTTGCGATTGATGAAACAGGTACTCCTTCTAAAGATAGCTACCAACAATTGTATACGGCTCACGCTGCTCAAACTTTATTCGCTATTAAGATGGGTAAAGCAACTCCAGTGGCAGGTGATGTTTATTATGGTGGTGCTGGTCAATTAGTATTTATTAGCAACTTTAATGTTAATGCTGCTGATAAGGATGATGTTAAGTTTACTGCAACTTTCGTAGTAAGTGTTCCACCAATCACTCAAACAGAGCAATCATAATAAATAAAAAAAACTATGTTCCAATTAAAAACTAACAACAACACAATCCACCTAAAGTGGGGTACTTGGTCAATGCGTGAGTTTACTAAACAAAACAATATCGGTATTGATGAATACTTCAAAGTTCTTGCAACGGCTCAAACAAGTTTAGACATTATAGTTCAGCTTGTTTACATTGGTTACAAATCTGCTTGTGTAAGCAAGAAAGATGAAGTTATATATACCATTGATGATGCTTGCGAATGGATTGATGAAGTGGGTTCTATTTTTAGCGAAGAAGGTCAAATAATTGACTATTTAAAATATATCGTTGAAAGTACAGTCCACACCATTACAGGTGCAAAGAAGGAAGAAGAAAAAAAAAAGCCTAACAAAGCTAAGCTGGGATGATGTCTTAGTTAAAGCTGCGGAGTGCGGAATAAGACCAAATGAATTTTGGGATATGACTTGGAAGGACTTTTCCATTATCGTTTTAGGTAAGGAAAGAAACGAGTTAAACGAATGGGCAAGGACAAGAAACCTTGCCTATATTGTATATTTAAGTTCTACTACCGAGAAAACACCAAAATCAATGAAGGCTTTTTGGAGCATACCAGAGTTAGATCAAGCTGATGTTGAAGAAGATAGGGTGATGATAACACAAGAACAATTGGCAAGGACACTTAAATTGTACGGAGCAAACTAATAAAGATGGCAGAAAATATAGATTTAAATATTAATATAGGTGCAAACGTAACTGACTTACAATCGCAACTACAAAAAGCTGAAAATCTATTAAAACAATTTGAGGCTGCTTTAAAGAAAGCTACTAATGTTGGTGAGATTAATTATTTAAATAATTCAATTAAGACTCTTAATACAACGATTAGCACTTTAGGTCAACAAATGAATAAGGTTGGCAGACCTGCTGCTGATGCTACAAATGCTTTAGGTAACTTATCAAGAGTTGCACAAGATGCTCCTTATGGATTTATAGGTATTGCGAATAACTTAAATCCTTTATTAGAATCATTCCAAAGATTATCAAAAGAAAGTGGTGGTGCTGGTGGTGCTTTAAAATCAATGGTTGCTGGTCTTACTGGTCCAGCTGGTATTGGTATTGCATTAGGTGTTGTTTCATCACTTCTTGTTGCATTTGGAGATGATATAGGTAATTTTATTACCGAAAAAATGCAAGGTCTTGGAGATGCATTTAAAGTAGAAAGTAATTTAATTAAAGAAAGTTCAAGTGCTTTTGTTAAAGCTACCACAGATATTGATAAACTAAAAAGTAGTTTTGAGTTATTTCAACAAGGTTCAATAACTAAAGATAAGTTCTTAAAAGAGTTTAATTCAACTTTAGGAGATACAATTGCAAAAACAAATGATTTAGCTACTGCTGAAAAGTTTTTAACTGATTATGCGGATACTTATATCCAAATGACATTTAAAAAGGCAATTGCAACTGAAGCATCTGCACAAGCAGCTAAAAAAATGCTTGAGTTAGAAATATCAAAAGGAACTCCTTTAACACCCACTCTTGGAACTGCATTTACTGCTATGTTTGGCAATGCTGCATCAATTGGTATTCAAGCAGCAGAAAGTAAATTAGCAATTCAAGAAGGTTTACAAGGACAAATTGAATTATTAAAGAATCTGCGTAAAAAATATGATGATGAAGCTAATAAACTTCAAAAATCGTTAACTAATACTTTTGGAACTGCTGATATAACTACAACTACTCCAAAACCTAAAAAAGATAAAACATTATCTTATAAAGAAGCAAGTAATTTAATTACATCAATTAATAAAACTAATGCACTTCTTACACCATTAGAAAAAGCACCAGAAGATACATATTTTAAGGATCAAGAGAAGCTACATAATGATTTTGCTAAATGGCAAACTGGTTGGCTTAAAATGACTGAAAAGAATGTTGAAGGTAGTTTCAAAAAACAACAACAATATTTAGAAGAATTAAATAAATCCTATGAACAATTTGCAAGTACAATTTCACAAACAGTTACAGGTGCTTTGTTTGGTATGTATGATGCTATGCAGCAAGGTGCAAGTGCTGGAGAAGCATTAGGACAAATGTTTAGTAGATTATTAAGACAAATGGCAGAAATGGTTGTTCAAGCTGCAATATTTGCTGGGATTTTATCTTTAATAAGTGGTGGTGCAGCTGGTGGTGGAGTATCATTTATGGGTGCTTTTACTAAAATATTAGGCATACCAAAGATGGCTGCTGGTGGAGTTGCAACTGGTCCAACATTAGCAATGATTGGTGAGGGAAGCGAAAGTGAAGCAGTATTGCCTTTAAGCAAACTTGGTAATATAATGCAATCTTCATTTAATGCTGGTGCAATGAATGGTAATAGTATGGGAAATAATGGTCAATTTGTATTAAGAGGTCAAGATTTAGTTTTAGCAATGCAAAGGTCTAATTCTTCATTAAATATAATTAGGGGTTAATGGCATACGAAATTAAATATAGAATAACGGCAGCAACTAAATCGGATGTAACAAGTATAGTTAATATTTATGAGGATGATTATGATGGAGAAATAATAGAATATCCTTGTATAAGTTTACAAATACAATACATACCAAGAAGTGATGATACTTTTGAGCCTATTTATGTTAGCCAATTAAGTATGGCAATTGATGTTACTGATAATGTAGAAGATATGCCAGACTTTACTACATTGAATGACAGAAAGTATTTTGTTAGAGTTTTAAGTGGTGCAAATTTAGATTGGCAAGGATGGGTTTTAAGTGAAAACGTTCAGTATGTATTTTCAACAGGTAGAAAACAATTAGCTTTTAATGCTATTGATGGATTAGGTATATTAGAAAGAATACCTTTTTTTATTGCTAATGATACAACTTTAGTTGATACTTTTACGGCTTTATTTTACATAAAGACTGCTTTATTAAATTTAGAATATCCATTAGAATATGATATTGTAAGCGGAGTTAGTTTTTATTCGGATGGAATGGATAATAGAACGGATGACCCAGCTGCGGACACATTAGGTCAATCATATATAAATTATGCAACTTTTATTAATGATAATCAAGTTGCAACAAATTGTCTTGAAGTATTAACAAAGATTGTAAGATCAGTTGGTTCAAGATTATTTCAAGCAAAAGGAAACTTTTACATAGTTCCTTTAACTCAATTTGCACAAGATTCTTATTATGTTACTATTTACAATAGTGATGGAACAGTATTTGATGATGCAATTTATGAATCAACAGGAAATATTGAAGGTTTTGCTGCTAACACAAGTGGATTATACTTTGTAGATAATAGCCAATTTAAGTTAATTAGAAAAGGATTTAATAAGATTAGATTTGACAAAATAGTTGAATATCCAAATAACTATATTACAAACTGGGATTTAAAGAATTATACAGTTGTAAGCCCAACAGAAGGCAATGCTTTTTCTTGGGAAGAAGAAAGATTTGTTGATGGAATAATTTATGTAAAGCCATATCCAAATAGAAGATACAATTCTTTTATTATGGAGTATTCCCTTTCAAATCCTTATACTGCATTAGTTAGACCTATAAATTTACCTAAAGTAAATACAAGTGATGTACTAAAGTTAACTATGGATGTGGTTGGATTAGGAGTTCCTGCAAGTGGACCAGATGCTTTATTTATCCTTAAAATAATAGTTGATGATGGGGTTAGTTCGGTATTTTTAGATAACAATAAACAATGGGTAAACACAAGTTTCAATGACCATTATTATTTTTATCCATTTAGTTCAACCGACCCTAAAGTAAATTTAGATTTGGTTATGCCTTTGTTACCAATAGGAGGTGATTTAAGTATTGAACTTATTTTATGTGATAATTCTGCTCCTTATTGGAAATCAACTGTTGGTTCTATTGAAGCAAGTAACTTTCAATTAGTAGTTGAAACATACTTTAAACAAGTAACAACAGAAAGTTTTATCAATGATTCAAATGAGTATGTTTTAGATATTGATCTTGCTTTAGGCTTTAATGATGTTAATGATGGCTTTTTTACATATAGAGGATTTTTAAGCGACTCAACAGGTTTAAACTTAAAGAATTGGTACAGACAAGAATATCCTACCGACATTTATAGAAGTTTAAGTGAGTTAGTAGTTAAGCAATATTCAAACTGCTTAAATAAGAACATTATTAACTTGGATGCTTCTTTTATGGGTATGGAAACAACAGATGGAAGATTTAGCGGTGCGATGAGAATAACGGCTTCCGATACTGACCCAGCACAAATAACTGTTCAAAATAAAAGTTACATAATAGGTAATTCAACAATGGATTTACCAAATGATGTAATAATGGCTACTTTATTGGACATCAATCCAGAGAATGTAGAAACAACAATGACTACTATTTACGATAGTAATAACTTGCCATCGGAGGTTACAGGATATTCACACTTTAGATCAAATGGTTATTTAACTAAGGAGGCTGCTCTTGCTGCGCCTTTAACTGGTAACGTTGTTTACTTAGCAGATATTGGTGTTCCTTCAGTTGGGGATTTCTTCTATCAAAGTGAGTTCTTAACTGTTGGATTTAATGGTGCGAATATTTGGTGGAAGGTTTTGGTTACAGATACTTACTCACAGGCTTATAGAATTAGCGGAGCAGGTGAAATATTAGAAACATTCGGATAATTGACTAAATTTGTAATATGGCAGCAGTAATAGGAAATAACGTAATGCTTTATTGGCATAGAACAGATGTTGACCCAGAGGTTGATGTCGCTTTTGCGTGTAGTACAAATTGTACGTTTAATGTAAACGTAGATCAAAAAGAGGTAACAAGCCAATCAAGTGCTTGGTTTAGAGAATATAAAAATGATGTGGCTACTTGGAATGTTACTTGTGATGGGTTAATTACTTTGACTGGTTTTTCTTATTTGTTTATGTTAGAAAAGCAGTTAGCAAGAGAACCGATTGAAATTAAGTTCGTAGTGGATAACGGAGTTGATGGTTTGACAATTATTAACGGAACTTGTAATATATCAAGTTTAGCAATAAACGCACCACAAAAGGATGTGGCTACTTACAATATTAGCCTACAAGGTACAGGTGCATACAATACAACAGGAACGGAGGTTGACCCAAGCGGTGTGATTATAGTAGGTTCAAATCCTGTTAAGACAAAAGGTTACACGGCAAGTGGTGGCGAAACATCAATTACTTTTGCGGACACAATCGGTTATGCTTGTTTGTACGTTTCAAGAGGTGGTGTAGATGCGCAAAACATTTTAACAACAGGAACTCCAACGGGTGATGATGTTAAGTTTGTGAGTTCAACTGGGGTTCTTACTTTTGGTAGACCTTTAGAAGCTGGGGAGTATATTCGTGGATTATTTCAATAAAATATTATGAGTCAATTACAAGTAACAGGCGAAGCAAAGATTAGGGATATACAAGGTCCAGTAGTGGCTAATAGTGGGGTAATAACCGCTTTAGATGGTGCTGCTTCTCAATATGTACGAGGGGATGGTACGTTAGCTGACTTTCCAACATCAACAGGTGGTGGTAGTTCGGTTTCTTACTATCTTAACTCAAGTGTAAGTCAAGGTACAATAGGTGGGGTAGCTTATAGAGAGTTAAGTAAAGAACCAATCATAGGTGCTGGAACTGATATTGCTATTTCAACAACAGGATATGTGGCAAGTTATTTAACGGATGCTAATGACCCTGATGTATTATCAATACCTGGCGGTAACTTTAATTGTGAGTTCTATTTTAGTGTAAATAACAATACAGGTGACCCTTTCTTCTATGCAGAACTTTATAAGTACGACGGCACAACTTTTACCTTATTAGGTTCAAGCGTTGGAGTTCCTGAGTATATTAATCAAGGGACTATAATAGCACCTTATTATTTCGCTATTCCTGTCGCTACTGCAACATTAGCTTTAACGGATAGATTAGCAATTAGAATCTATGTAAACGTAGATGGTAGAACAGTTACTTTACATACTGAGAATGGTCATTTGTGTCAAGTTGTTACTACCTTATCTAAGGGGATGGTTTCTTTGAATAACTTAACAGATCAATCACAGTTCTTAACCACAGGCACAAGCGGTACAAACTTCGCAATCGTTTCAACTGGGGATACGCATACTTTTAACCTACCTATTGCTTCGGCTACAAATACAGGTAAGTTAAGTTCAACGGATTGGAGTACGTTTAATAACAAACAAGCTGCATTATCATTTACTGCTCCTTTAGTTAACACAAGCAATACAATCTCAATACCTGCTGCTACAAGTTTAGTTGATGGTTATTTAGATAACTTAGATTGGACTAATTTTAATACTGCTTATAACAATATGATTGTTTCAGCAGCAGTAACAGGCACTACAACAAAGACTTTAACTTTAACACAACAAGATGCAGGTACAATAACTGCTTCTTGGACTGATGACAATACGGATGCGGTTACAAGTGTATTTGGTAGAACAGGTGCAGTTGTAGCTACAAGTGGCGATTACAATACAAGTCAAGTAACTGAAAATACAAACCTTTACTTTACGGATGCAAGAGCAAGAGCAGCTTTAAGTTTTACGGCTGGTAGTGGTGCTTACAATAGCACAACAGGGGTAATAACAATACCTACAAATAATAACCAAATCACAAATGGTTCTAATTTTATAACCTTAACTTCTTTAAGTGCAGGTACAGGAATAAGCTACAACAATACAACAGGTGTAATTACTAACTCTGCTCCTGACCAAACTGTTTCTTTAACGGCAGGTGCAGGGATATCAATTAGTGGTAGTTATCCTTCGTTTACAATAGCTTCAACAATTACTCAATACACAGATGCGTTGGCTCGTGCTGCATTGTCATTTACGGCAGGAAGCGGTGCGTATAACTCTACAACAGGTGTTATTACGATTCCAACTAATAACAATCAAATTACTAATGGTTCTAACTTTATTACTTTAACAAGTTTAAGTGCAGGAGCAGGAATTAGTTATAATAACACAACAGGTGCTATTAGTTCTACAATAACACAATATACGGATGCTTTAGCAAGAGCAGCGATTAGCTTGACCACAACAGGTTCAAGTGGTGCTGCAACTTATAATAGCACAACAGGAGTTTTTAATATTCCTAATTATGGTAGTGCTTTAAGTGGTTACCTACCTTTAACAGGAGGTACTTTAACAGGTGCTTTAAATATTTCTAACGATAGAGTAGCTGCTCCAATACCTTTTAAAGTAGATAATAATTTAGGATATGGAATTTATTTATCTGCTGATAACGCTTTAAACTTTAATTATAGTAGGAATGAGACTTCTACAGGATATATAAATTATAGAGGTTACAATGACGGAGCAACTCAATTTAGAAATTTAGTAATTGCAGATGGTAAAAATGCAACTATTGCAGAGTTTACGGCAAGTTCAAAACTAACTACTTTATATGGTTCTTTATTAATAGGATATACTGTAGACGCAGGTTTTAAACTTGATGTTAGTGGAACTGCAAGGGTAAGTAACTTCTTAGAAATAAAAAATAATGCTTCTAATATTAGCTATTTAACTTTTCAAAGAAATTCTAATACACAGGCATTTAGTTTAATAGAAGGTAACGGAGAGAATACAACAGGTTGGTTGAAATTTTATACATCAGATACAGTTAGATTAACAATAGCAGGAAATGGTGCTGCTACATTCTCAAGTAGTGTAAACGTAAATGGAGCAACAGCTAATAATGATTTAAACGTATACAATACAAATAACGCAGGTATATCATTACAAACTGCATATACAGGGACAACAGGAAGTGATGGTTTTTACATTGGTCAATTGTTTCAATCAACAAACTTTTTATTTAGACAAAGAGAAAACGCTGACATTATCTTTGAAACTAATAACGGAAGCGAACGAATGAGAATCACAAGCGCGGGATTAGTTAGAATAGGGCCAGTAACTGATACGGATGGCACATTACAAGTTAGAGGATGGTCTCAAAATACATATGCTCCAACCGGATATAATGGAACTGGTGCAAACCTAAGATTATTGCCAAGTAGTACTGGTGGTACAAATATTACAACTGGTATTTCATTAGGAATAGGCGGAGCAGCAGAGGCATATATAGGAGCAGTACAACAATCAAATAGTTTTGCTGATATAGTTTTTCAAACTTATAATGGCTCTGGTTATGGTGAACGAATGAGAATCACATCGGGGGGTAATGTATTAATGAACACAACTACAAGTTCAACATCTGGAGGTTTTACAAATACTACTCTTTTAGTTAAACAAGTTGCAGATGGAGGTGGAGGAGGTGGATTACAAATAGAACAAAACTCAACAGATAATGTAGCCTTTTTCGGATTTAGTGGAAGTGCTTTTAGAATAGGTACTTCATATAGGTTTGCTGGCTCTTATCAACCAATATTAATTAGTGCTGGTGGCTCTGGAAATCAACTTTATTTAAATACTACTGGTAATGTATTAGTAAACACTACAACAGATAATGGTCAAGGTAAGCTACAAGTAAATGGTGCTATAACTGCTAATAACATTTCTTATACAGGAGAATTAGTTACAACAAGTACAACTTTTAATGCTACTTATTATCATATTATTAGTGGTGCAGTAGGTTCAGGACAAACTTATACCTTACCAAGTCCAAGTTCTAATAACTTACAATATGTTGTCATAAACAAATCAAATTTTTCACAAACAATTTCAGCAGGTAGTGGATTTACTATCTATAATATGGCAGGTAGTGATGTTGGCTCTATAACATTAGCCTCAAAAGCAAGATGCTTTATTATCGCTGACGGAAGTGGATTCTATCAAATATTCTAAAATAAAATAAAAATGAAAACAATTCAACCTGTGGTATTCCCACTAAACTTAGGAACGGCAACAATCCTTAACGCTTATTGTATTAATGACAATTTAAACAATGCTGCGACTTTTTACTAT